GTTTCTAATTTTTCTGAAAATAAAAATTCTGACTGATTTTGGCTTTTTTCGCGTAATGCCGCGTTTCGGGCTTGCGATTGTAGGGCGCGCTTTTTGTTGACTTGTGTGGCGCCTCTTGATGCGTTGCAGGGTTTGCATGAGGGGACTAGGCCGTCTCGCCATGTTCCGCCGTGATCGACGGGGACGAGGTGGTCGGCTTCGGTGGCGGGTGCGCGGCGGCACCAATGGCATGGGGGGTTGTCGGCGAGTAGTTCGCGTCTTGCTTGCCTGTAGGCGTGTGTGTCTCTGTCGTCTGTCATGGTGTCCTTGTCTGAGCGTAGGGCATCCCCCCATTGCGCGTCGCCCCCCGGGGGGCTCGCGCCTCGGCTTCGTGTTCGAGTGCTCGGGTCGCAGTCCCCCCGCTGTTCAGGTATGTCTCCTAGGCCGCCGGATGTTCACTCGTGTGGGACGGTCGCCATTCGTGTTTGTGTCGTTCATACGCTGCGCCCCTGCCTTTTGGGCGTGGGGCTCTACCCTCGTTCCCGAGTGTAAGACCCGCCCCATGCAACCGGGGTACGTCACCTGCGTGGATTCAGTTGTGTGCGAGGGTTTCCCACAGCAGCGGATTAGCAGTCTGTTGGGTGGTCGCGACACGGTCAGCCCATGTCTGTGCCCATTCCCAACAGTCCCCGCAACCCTTTGCCCTGTGCGATGCTCCGCAAAGGTTGATGTTTTTGCGGCCTGCTATTCGGCCCGTGAGCGACCAAGCCATTGAGTCTGATGACACTAGGTGATCACCAAACAAGGCAAGGCCGTCTTTTTTGAGGCCGAAGCCATGCAATTTCAGTCTTTCATTGTGAAGGTCAATGACCAGTTCCCTGACTCCGCTGACGTTCGCTCTACGGCAGAATGACCCCAAACCAACCGTTCGGTAGTTTCGCAAGTTGACCCCGTAACGCTCATACATGGCAAAGTGGGTTCTGTAATCGTCCGGCTGCCAGCCTTGCAAGACTGGGATGATGGGCAAATCCGGGGCGATTTGCTGCAACGTCGCAAAGTTTTCGCAGGTGAGTTGTTGGTGTTTTTCTACGTTGAGACCTGTTTTGTCAATCATGTGGGGCTCGCACATCCAGTCTTGCGGTGATGCCCACACCATTCGACCGATGCTCATCGCGCTGTACAGGTCATCCACGTACTGCTCGGGTGTCGTCACCCATTTGTCGTACAAGGACAGTTCCGTGAATCCTCCGCTGTCGCAGCACCAATCATTTATCGCGATGGGCCTGCTTTTGATGCGGTTGATGGTTCTGATGGACACGAATAATGGGTGCCGGGACGGCTTGCCCCATAACCAATTGGCTTTGTTTGTGCCCAAGTAGAACGTGAACGGCATTTTTATCCCCAACGCAGGGCAATGATGAGAATCAGGATGCTTATAAGGACGGCTGCGTATGCGTTCACGGCTTGCCCCACAGCAGGTCCACGATGTGGTCCCAATCGGAGGGGCGCCACAGGTAGAAATCAGCCCCCGAGTTAGCCAAGGCCGCCGCCCAGTTCTCTTGTTCGAGGGACAGCCTGCCCTTCTCGGTTTTCAGTTCGGCGAAGATGGTGACGCGCAACTTGGGGTGGCTGAGGCACAGGTCGGGGAACCCTTTGCCTGCTGATCGCCATACGCCATGCCGAGGGCTGTAGGGCGGTGTGTGGAACACGAGCCAGCCTGCCGCCTTAGCGAGTTTGATGACCTTCTCTTGGAACATCTTCTCGGAGGCGTCCGGCACCCGCTCACTCATCACGGCCCTCCTCCAACTGGCGCATGAGGTCGCCCTGAATGGCGCACATGGCGCTGAACCGCTCGCCTAACGCTGTGACCTGATTGCGGTAGTCGTCGGCGCGCTTGTACGCCTGCTTTGCTTCCTCAAGTGCCAACGCAAGTCGGTAGCGCAAGTCAAGATTGGCGGCCTTGTAGTCCTCCACCTGCTGAATCAGGTCAGCCACCTCAATCTCTAGGGTGCACGGCAGGTCACCTACGCAGTACTTGCCCATCAGAACGGCTCCTCCCCGTCATCGTCCACGGGCTCCAAGCCCGCCTTCAATGCGGTGATGTAATCAGATGCCTGTTGCTTCGAGAACGACGCCAGCCCGACCGGGGCAGGCTTGCCCGCCGAACGGCACAACGCCTTTATCATCCCAATCTGCTTCTCTGAAGCCGCGCCCTGCAAATTCTGCGGGGGTGAGGACGGCCCGCGCTGCACCTTGGACATCTCCTCCCGGCTTGGACGCTTAGACGGGTCCGAACCGCTAAGACCCGCATTAGCCAGCGCACGTCCGATAGCGCTGCTTTCACAGTTCTCAAGATGGCTTGTCTTGTTGACATTGCCCTGCCCTCGGATTTCTTCGGCCCACCCGGTTGAAACGAGCACGTTATCCACCCACAGTTCCGCACGGAACACGCAGATGTCGTCACCGGGTTGGGACACGAGGTGCGTGACCACCCGGGGCTGTCCGTTGAAGTCTCGGTCCAGCCAGCGGGCCAGTCTCTCAGCCACCGTCTCATAGTTCTCAAGCATGGTGGATCTGTGTCTCCAGCCTGCGGACCTCGGCGGACAGTTCCGCCATCTGCTTGTTGAACATGGCCTCGAACTCGGTGAGGGTGGCAGCCGCCAGCCGCATGAGTTCGCCGTCGTCGGTCGGGCCGAACGCGTCCAGCATTTCGCCGCGCATCTTCAGTTGCGCCGCAAGGCTTGCAATCGAGGTGACGTGCACCGCCATTAGAACCACCGCCTCGACCGGGCGCCCTGCAGCCCCCACATCATTGCTGCGCCCCAAAACGCACCGAACAGAAACCACGGGCTCATGATGCAATCCTTTGCTCGATGTCAGCCTTGCACTCAGCCAGCGAGTGGTACTCACCTCGGATGATGTCGCCGTAGTCCGGGAACATGGTCACGCCATCCAACAGCGGGCCGAAACCGATGCACTCGCGGATTGTGTACAGCGCCTTGTATGAACCTGTCGCTTCGACATCGCGGGTGATCACCCACGAATTGGTTGAATCCACGTACAACCCGGGCGCGTATCGCCTGAACGTAACTGCTGCTTCCACTAGCAACCCCTTTTCCATTTTTGAACCCTCGGGTGAGGGCTCGTGCACAGCATCATAATCAGACGCTGCGTCTTTTTCAAGCATCCCCACCCCCACGGCCCGACGGGCCATTGCTTGCGCCCGTTCTCGGTGTGCCCGAAGAACGCCACCCGGTCCACAATCCGGGCCTGTTGCGCGAACGTCAGCGTGTGGGCCCGGCTGGAATGGGTGTCTGCGTACAAGTTGAAAACGTGCTTGGTCATCCCGAACGCGGTGACATAGGTGCGGGTCCGGTGCTTGGTGTTCAGGCCCGTTTCACAGCGCGCCAGCCCCTCGTACCACTCTCTAGGCAGGGGATGGTTCCAACTCGCCTCTACGGGGCTCACAGGCACCAATGCGGCGATTATGGCGGTCAGCCCTAAGGCCACCGCGCGGCGCCTAATCGGTCAGCCCCCGGTTCGAGGGATGCTTTGCGATGCTCTCAGCGCGTCGGAGAGTTTCGCTACAAGACTGACAAGTATGTCCGTCTCGGCTTCCCCCCTCGCCACGGTTCTCGTGAGAAACGTAATCAGCCAAGAGATCTCGTTGGAGTCCATACACCATCCCGCACAATTCACAGAGCGGCAGAGCGTACACGTTGCTGTCGGTCATAAATACCCCTTTCATTCGGTCAGGGTAACTGCTATGCGCCCACTTGTGGTGGATGGCGGCTCAACCCGGGCGGACACGGTAAAGGGGGGAACCTGCCGCCCGGGGAGCCTCGGCCTGTGGAGTAGCCGTGTCAGGAATCTAACGCAGATTCGATGCAACACAAAATAGTGATTTTGCGGACCATTGCGGACGGGATGTGGAACGGGTGGATGCCGTCCCGCCCGGACAGCGTCTGCCACACGGTGACGTGTTCCGCCTTGTATGAGGGCTGTTCGCGGTCCACATAGAACCCGACGGTGTGAACGAGCACTTCGCCGTCGTCCACGTAATCGTCCAGTTCTTGCCAGCCGCCGTCGCCGGCGTGGGCGTCCGCCCAAATGACGTGCACAATGTCCATCAGTCCAACCACACCTTGTAACCCGCCGTCACGCGGCCCGCCTTGGGATCAACGAAATGCAGGCGTTGGGATGGGGTCGAGGCCGCCGCCAGCATGACGCCAGCGTAGCGGTTGTCTGATTCGGTGCTCCCGGTCTGGAACACGCTGCCCTCCCCGTTCGCCATAGGCCATTCGGCGTGAGTGTGATAGTGCCCAACGTACACGTCCCGGAACGCCCAAGGGTAGGCGCCGGACCGCCAGCGGTTGGCGTGGTTCACGATGGTCATAGGGCTGGCAAAGCCGTTTCGCCCGATCTCGTCCCCGTGGATCAACAGGGCGCGGTACTCGCCTATTTCCACGCGCTGGATGTCCTCCCCGGACACCTCAAACTTGACGCGCGGGTTATTCTCCAGCAGAGACGCCGCCAAGTAGTAGCACATGCGGTCCACGTTGTCTGAGCGAGGGACGTTGTCCCGCTTGGAGCCGATACGCCCATGGTTGCCCCACTCGGCGATGACGGTGACCTTGTCGTAGATGCCGAGGGCGGCGGTCACGGTGTCCACAATCAGCCGCGACACGGTGACATACTGCTCGAACAGGGTGGCGTCAATCTCGAACGCCTGCCCCGGGAAGTTGAACAGCCCCTCCACCATGTCCCCGCCGAACATGATGACGCAGTCCTGCACCGGGTGGTCGGCCCGCTGCACCTCGGTGATCTTGTGGGCCTTGTCCGTGAACCTGAGCACCCGGTCCCTCATGATTTGGCTGTTGTACGTTGTGGTGCGTTTTGCGCCCTGCCAGTCCGTCAGGTGCCACAGGGCCACCTCCGCCCCTTTTCGGGGCTTAGACGGGCTCCTAGGCACCTTAGGGACGCCCCCAAGGGCAAGCATGGCCTGCTTGGCGCCCTCATAGGCGGCGGCGGTCAATTCCTCGGTCCGGGCCTTGTGCTTCGCCAACTGGCGTTGGGTGGCAATCAGGGCGCGGCGCACCTCCTCCAGTTCCGCGGCGATGTCGTAGTCACTCACAGCCGCACTCCTTCCGGCGGTGGCGCTGGATGGATTGATGCTTTAGCACCAAGCCCCGTTTGCCGAGCACCCGCTCAATCACGGTGGCGGGCACAATCCCATCGTTCACGGCCTTGAGCAGGTCGGCGCGGTCCTCGTCGGTCATAGTGTGCGCCAGTTTGTGCACCGGGCACTTGTTGGGTGGCCCCCAATGCTCCAGTTTCAGATCGTCCATGAGTCCCATGTTGTCCCCTTTGCTTGTGGATTACTTGGGCAAAGCCCTGAATACACGCTCCAAGGTAACAGGGTCATCCGCCATTGTGGGGGAAATCTCAAGGTGAAACCATCGTCCCCCCTTGCCGATGGTCGGCACCCGGTACGTCTGCCACTTGCCACGATCACAGCGCCAGCCCCGCCCGAACCTGCCGTGCAGGTAATCCCCGACGAACTCGACGCCTAGCGCGTCTGCATGGGCCACTAGCCATTCCATGACGTACAGCCCGTCGTCGCGGTCGACGTAGTAGATGTCGAGCGCCCGGCCCGTGGCATGGACGGACAATTGCCCGGGCTTGCCCCGACGGTCCCGCACCACCCACGTACCGAGGCAACCGAGCCCGTACCGCTTGCGAATCAACTCTTTCAGTTTCTCGGTGCCTTCCCTACGGCCCGGGCTGACGCCATCCGAGGTACCTGTGTACCCCCGTCTTTTCGTCATGACGCTATTTGCGCCCGATGATTGGCTCAACCGGGTCGCCTTTGCGGGCGGCGATGCCGTTGCCGACTGCGTAACCCACAATCAGGGTGATGACGGGCATCCCCGTGGCGGAGTCGATCGCGCGGACAGCCATGAGGACTGTGATGCAGATGAGCGCCACTAGGGCGATGAGCGCCTTCGATGGGTTCTGCAGGATCACGGTCATCCCTCGCTGATGAGGATTGTGACGGTCTCGGTTTGTGCTGCGGCGCAGATGGCCCACAGTTCGTCGGCGGGGCCAAGCAGGACGTCATGCTCGCCAAGCGCCTTGTTGAGGCCGTAGCCGTTGCTGGACGTGACTTGGTTGCTGCCGGACAGGTACACGGTGGTGTTTCCGATGGGCGCGATGTGGACGGTGCGGTGCCCGACCCCGGTGCCTGCGATCTTGACGGCGGTGCTGGCGATTGCGTACTGGGCTGAGGTGATCACTTGTTGTCTCCGAGCGGTTCGGTGGGTTCGGGCAGGGCCGCAATTTCCTCGGCGGTCAATTCGCGCTCAATAACGTCACCAGTCATTGCGTCTACAAACAATTCAATGCGGCTAGTTGGCGTTGTATCCGTAGACATAGACCCTCCCGGTAATTGTGGCGGTACCGAATGACGCTATGCGAATGCCGTCATATTGGGTGTTCACCTTGTGCTGGCTCCATGATGTTGACCGATAGTCCTGAAGCACATTTTCATTGGTTGACAGCGTGTACTTTGCCAGTTGTGGCGCCCAAAGTGTGAGGCTTGTTCCCATGCCGTTGGTGTTTGAATAGCCGAAATAGCCGTAGTTCTGATTCGTTAATTGGTTGCCGTAAAGGGTGGTGGAGCCCCAAATCATGTACTGCTGCAACGAGTCGGTGTTGGTGCCCGTGTTGGTTACCCCGCCCGCTCGCATTTGGTAAATAATGGTTTCGGATGCGCTAGTTGTAAGGTCGGCGACGACAAGATAATTGCGGAAACTAGACGTGAACACGCTGTCCAGATTTGCGCCTGTCTGCCCCGTAAATGTGATTGAACCCACACGCCACAGGCCGACCCGGTCCATGTCACTACTCGTCAGCACCTCGCCAACGGCAAAATCGGGGTAACCCATGCTCAGAATCCTAACCTGTTGTTGTCCAAAGTGCCTAGAGTCGCATTGTCCAGCACCAACCAATTCGTGGTCGCCCCCGGAGCCAAACTCCACGAGCGCCGCATCGAGGTCGGATCAGCCTGCAACTCGGCGCCCAACACGTTTGCCGTGTACGTATTTGACCGCAACAGCACGGTGGTTACGTCCTCCGGCAGGGTCGGGCTGACTTGGGCCTCCATGACTACCCCGACGCGTTCCGGGCCTGCCGTCTGCCCCGATAGGACGGTGTCCACGTACTGCGCCAACTGCGCCGCCTGCGTTGTCGTCTGATCGTAGGTCTGCATCACATAGGTTCGAGCCCCGGAACCCGCCGTCTGTGCCGCCAGCCCCGCAGGCTCCACGATGACCTTCTGTGCGTAGTTGTCTGCCAACGCCGCGAAATCGAGCGATTCGTACCGCCAGTCTGTATTGACAAGTGCTGTACTGGAGCCGTCATTGAAGCGCCCTGCCGTTGTCAGGACGCTTCGACCGAGGAAATTGACTGTCGGCTGGAACCCGGGTCCAAGATTGAACCCAAATTGGACTCGGGCCTGTTCGGTGATTGCCAGCGTTCTGAACACTTCCAGCGCGTTGACGTTCGTGAGGTTTTGTGCCGACACGGTGGATTTGCTTGTGTCAGTTATTGAACCTGAAAAATCAACGCCCGCCGCCGATGCAACGTCAAGGGCTGCTGACCGGGTCGTTACGCCAGCCGACCACGAAATGTTGATGGTCGCGCGACCCATGAACGCGGCTGCATCTTCGAGACTGATGGTCCAACGGTCCTCGTTCGGGTCTTTGCCGTAATACACCTGAAAATTGGAAACGAATCCCCCCGGGCCGCCGCCTACGGGTGAACTCGTGACCACCACGAGATCGCCCACCTTGATGGTCGGCAGCGCTGACGGATTGAACCCGTTGATTTGGGCTGTGCTGACCGTCACCGGGTCCAACAAGTTTTGTCTGCCGCCTCGTGACGAAAAACTGGACACGTTGTTCAGCACCGTGGTGGTGCCTGACGGGACGCTGTAGTGCGTGACCGTGTACGTGTAAAACGCCACTACGCCACCCGAACATCGGGGGGCAGCGCCCCGTTCTGACGCGAATACCGCACCAACGCGTCCACCACCGCCCGCGGATCAGCCGAGGTGACCGTCACCTGAATGTTGCTGCCCATCTGCCCCATCTTCGACAGGGGCACCACAGCCTCCGGGCCCGCCTCACCAATCAGCGCCAGCGTCGGGCTCGTCACGATGCCGCCCTGCGCCAGAGCGGGCACAGCCAGCCTGCCACTTGACATGGACTCCTCGCCCATGCGCCCAATGCTAATGGGATCAATGCTCGGAATATCCTTGCCGGGTTTCACAAGGTTGATGCCGCGAATGATTATGTTAGTTGCTTTCACCCACGAATTAGCCACAAACTCAAAATAGGCTGCCACCCCGTTAACAACGCTTTTTACGACGTTGCGGAAGGTCTCAAACTTCTTGTAGGCAGCGACCACACCCACCACGAGCAGGGCCACACCCGCCGCGATTGCGGTGAACGGGTTGAGCGCCATAGCGATGTTGACAGCGGTGATGGCGACCGCCACGGCGCCGATGGCTGCCGCAATGCCGAGGAACAAATTCGGGTTGTCCTGCGCCCAAGTAGCGAACTTTTGCAGGACCGGGAGCGCCTTCTCAATGATGGGCAACAGGGCCGCCCCGATGGACTCCTTGGTTTCGTTCAGGCTGACCCCGAGGCGCTTGAACCCGCCCTCAGCGGTGTTCGCTGCGGTGGTTGCGGCCCCGCTGAACGTGGATTCCAGCGAATAGAACACCTCGTCGAGCGTGGCGCCGCCCTTGATCATCTCCCTCAGGCTCGGGTCCAGTTTGCCGAGCGCCGTCAAGTTTCCGCCGTACGCCTTTGACAGCGCGTTAGTGACAGCCTCCAACGGTTTCCCGGTGGCGGCGCTGATGTCCATAGCGAGGCTGGCAGCCTTCTGCGCCTCCTCAAGGTCATACGTGACGCGCGACAGGCTGGCAATAGCCGGACGCAACTCGTCGTCCGTGACGCCAAGAAGGCGGCCCTGTGTGCTGATCCAGTCCTCAGTAGCGGCAATCTGCGCGTCGGTAGCACCCGCCGAAAATTCCAACTGGCGAGCAAGTTCGGCCTGTGCCTTGGCGTCCTCCATTGCCCCCTTGGTGGCGTCCCCGAGGATGACCGCCAGCCCGCCGAGCGCAGCCGCTGCCGGGACCGCGGCCTTCTTGATGGCGAACTGTGCCTTCTTGCCTGCCCCCTCCAACTGTTTGAATTCTTGGACAGCCTTCAAGACGCCCTTGCCGTCAAACTCGGAAATGATGGGGATTGTGATAGCCATTAGGACAACTCCCTGTTGACGGTTTCAATGGCCTGCATGGCGGCCTGCGACATTTCGCGTTCGATGCTGGACCGCTTGCGGTACACGGCAGGCCCGATGATGCGGGTTCGTCCCGGCTTCAACTCGCCGAGGCTGTTGCCGAGGTTGTTGGCGTTCTTCCGGCCCGCCGACTCGAACACCGCTGCCGCTCGGTCCGTCTGCTGGATCACGATGACCGCCACAGCGTTGCGGGCCGCGTCCAGTTTCAACTTGACACCCTTGGCGGCTTTGACCGGGTCATACGGGAAGATTTTCTTGCCGTCCTGTGTCCACTTGTACGCCATGCCCGACAGCGGGAGCCCCACATAGCCGCGCTGTGCCTCCTCAATGGCTGGCTGCGCGATCCGGGTGGCGTCCTGCTGGAACTGCTTCCGCAGGCCCGGCTCCACCTTGTTGAGCGAACGAATAGCATCCTTGACCCCCACGATTTCTATGTTGGCGGATGCGGTCATTTCTGCTTGTTCTGCTCTTTCAGGATCTTGAGTACCGTTGCGAGGTCTGATTCCTCAAACGGTATTTGTGGGGGCCAGTACCCGGTCGCCGCCAGCACGAGGGCTAGTGCGTATCGGTAGGTGCCCCGTCCGTAGGGTTTTCGGGCTCGTCCCCCACCACCTCGATGTGCTGCATCTTGCGGATGTAGTCATCAAAGATCGGGGGGACGGTGACATTGTGGACCCGGCAGGCCTCGTAGGCCATGAACGCCAAGTCCTCAATGCCGACGCCTCCGGTGGCGAGGTCCGATGCTTTCCGCTTGAACTTGCGCTCCCACGAAACGATGACGTACAGGTTTGTGTCCACCTCGTAGGTTTCGCCGTCAATGGGCGTGACTCGGATTCTCATTGGGGGTGCCCCTTTCTGTTCGGGTGGTTACGGGGTGACGTCCCGAACCCACGTGCCGCCTTCCCAACTGATTGCGAAAGTCTGCATCTCGCCCACATTGTACGCGTACGGCACGACAGACAGCATCGTGTTGGAAATGGTGATCTCCGGGTTGTCGGCGGCAATTGCGCCCGAACCCTTCTTGAACACGATGGTGGTGGTGCCGTCGCCGACGATGTCAGCGAGGATGCCCTCCACCTCGGTTGCGCCGTACGAGGCGAACAGGGTGGCGCTCCCGGACACCGTCATGAGCCCCTTCGCCATCTTGTGGCCTGTATCGTCGAACGTCGTCACCTCGAGGGTGTCATAGCCCAATTCGCACGAAAAATCCGTGCATTGATCCGCAAAATCGGTTCCGCCAATCGTGAGGACTGCGGGACCGCCGAGGAACGTTGTGGTTGCCATGTTGGCTCCTTTTAGTTGCGCCGTACTGCTACGGCAATTGTGAGGTCATAGGTTGGGATGTCCTGCCCGCCGTATGAGGCGAGGCCGGGGCTCCCGGATGTCACGGCAATGTCGCTTGCCATGATGGTGTCGACTTGGCTGATGAGCCAATCGGTGGCGTCTTGGTTACCGGGGGGTGCCGCAAGGATGCGGGCCCGTACCCGGATGTCGCCCACGTTGTAGGTGAACGCATCCAGCGTCGGCAGTTCAATCAGGACGGTCAGCGGGCGGGCGTTGCGGGGGTCTGTGACCACCTTGTAGCCCAACCCGGTGAGATCCGCGCTGATGGCGTTGATGGCTTCGGCAAGAATGCCTGTGGCGGGCATTTAAGCCACCTGTGCGCGTCCGCACCCGAGCAGCTGCATGATGCGCCCGAGGGTGGTCGGAATCGGGAGCGAGCCCATCCCGTCGAACGAGGCGAACGAGTCGACGCTGCCGCGCTCCCGGTACAGGGTGCCTGCGTACATGACGGTGCCCAACTTGACGTCCGCCGACGGGGCTGTGGACGTGGCGTCCGTGTAGCCCGCCTCTTTGCGTTTCCGGTAGCACCACGCGTTCGCCGCCGCCACGCACGTTGTTATGAACGCGGTGTCGTTGGCGGTGGCGGAACTGATGCCGAGCCATGCGGTGACGTCAGCGTCCACGATCCACGTGACGGTGAACGTGACGGTAAGGGTGCCGTTCAGTTCGTAGTACGCGGTGTCGTTGTCTTGTCCGGCGACCTCGTACAGCACCTGATTGGGGCGCGGATCGTTGTAGTCGAACTGGAGGTAGCCGTCGTCGTCCTTCCCTGTGTAGGCGTAGGGCTCAATTGAGATGACGGGGGCGGTGGCGTTGAACTTTGCGCCTGCGCCTGCCACGGTGACTGAGTCGCCGAGGCGGACGTTGTCAAGGGGCGTGAGGGTCTGAACGGCGCTGACGCCGTCCAAGTGTGTGCCGTGTGTGACCGTGTAGACAGCCATAACCGTTCAGACCCTCCGTGCCGTCAGACTCAGACGAAAGCGGCCTTGCGGAACTTTGCCGACTCGATCATGAGCGTGGCGAGGTAGCCACGGAACGCGATCGTGCGCGACAGCGAACCGTCGTTGGCCTCGGCGCTGATGGCGCCCTTCTGCTGCTCGAAGATCTCGTAGCCGTCCGGGACGCCGACGATGACCGTGTCGTTTGCGAAATTGGCGTCGACCACGACGGTGAGACCGAAGGCCGAGGCCTGCGTGCCTGCCGGGTTCATGGCGCCGAACGCGTTCATCGGGCCGACCTGCGGGAACAGCGGCCTGTCCGACGTGTCCGTGAGCAGCCCGAGGCTGCGCCACATATTTGCGCTGAGAAAGAGCATGGACGGGAGGTACTTGGTGGCGCTGAGGATGGACTCGGCGGCGGTGTACATCCAGCGGGCCCACTCTGCGGGGTCGGTGATGCTGGCGACGGTGAAGTTGGTGGTGGTCGATGCCCCCGTGACGAGGTTGTCCGCCGCCACGTCATCCGTGGCCTGTGCGTAGGCGCGCGCCATGTCGTCGAGGATGAGCGACACGATCTCGGGCTGGGACCAGTCGATCGTCTCCTCGGAGACCTTGACGTAGCCGCCGTAGACGCCCTTGGTGACCTGATTCTCGGACACCACGAAGGTGCCGGAGTCAAGGGCGACGTTCTCGCCGTTGCTGGCGCCGATGGTGGTGTGCGTGGTGACCTCGGGGCGGATGAACACCTTGCCGGAGGCCGGCATGGCCTTGGTGCCGATGGCGTCGATCACGGGGCGGATGCCGCGCAGCGAGTTGTAGACGGGCTGGACGATGGGCTTCGGGAGCACACCGGGCGTGTCGGTGGTGACGACGTCGGGGGCGGCAGCCGCGAGACGCTGGCTGAACTCCTGCCACTCGGAACCGCCGACGAGGAACTTCGAGATGTACTCGGCGGCGGACGGCATCACGAACTCGCGCTTGGCGGCTGCGTAGATGGGGGCGGTGGGGACGACAGCCGGAGCCTCGGCCTCCACGTGGGGGGTGTTTTCGTTCACGTTTTCCTCCTCGGAAACGGGGTTGGGGGTTTCGTCATCCTCCGGCTGGGAGGCTGCGATTTCTGTGATGACCGCATCCTTGAATGCGGGCTGAGCGACCAAACTGATCTCCACGAGGTCGGCCTTGGAGACCACCATGGTGCCCTGCTTGTCAAACTTCCACTTGAGCGGGACGGCGCCGACGCTGACGCTGTCGTATGCGCCTGCCTTGACGAGTTCCACGGCGTCGTCGGCTGCGCGGGTCTTGGCGAACTTGGCGGTGAACAGCAGTCCCTCGTCGGCCTCGACGAGTTCGGTGACCACGCCGCGCAACTGCGTCATGTCGTGACCCTCCAGCAACTTGGGCGCTTTGCCGTTGACGTCAAACGCGCCGCGCTTGAACGCGACACGCTCACCGCCCGAGACGGTGGCGGGGGTGTCCCACGGGACTGCCACCCCGGTGATGCTGCGCGGCGACTCTTCGCCTTCGGCTGCGTCAAGGGTGACGGGTGATGCGATGAACTGGATCATTCGGGTGAATCCTCCGGGTCGGGGGCGGAACGGTCGGCGGGTGCGCCCATGTCGTTCTCGCCGAGGTAGTCCTCAATGTCAAACTCCACGTAGCGGCCCCGCGGGAGCATCTGCATTGACAGGGTCTGCTCAATGCAGTCGATGTACGGTTTCGCGCCGAACAGGTAGAGATCCTGTCGGGCCTGCTGCGCGTTCTGATACGTCATGGATGCACCCTTGGTGGGGGCGGACACCATGTAGGCGGGAATGTTGCACAGACGGGCAAGGTCCAGCGCCTGATCGGACCGCAACTGGGCGACCACCTGCCCCGGGTCATTGTCGTATTCCACGAACTTGACGTGGCGCTCTAGTGCGCCGATGGCGCGCTTGCGGCGCCCGGCCTGCCACGCGGCGGACAGGTCCGACAGATCCTCGCCGGAGTGCTCTTCACCGGAGACAATCTGAAGATACCCGGGGGGTGTCTCAAGTTCTGCGTATCGGTCGGCTGCCTGATCAAGATGCAACGCAATGTTGATGGCCCGCGCCCCCGAATAGATGATGCCCATAATGGGGGAAACAAACTGGACCACGTTGTTCGGGTCAATTTCCAGACCGTTGAATTCCACCTCGTCGGACGGCCCGAAGAACTGCGGACCCTGCATGTTGGGGGTTTGCACGTTGGCGGCGGGGA